GTAGCTTCTTGTACTCGTCATCATCTTGCATCAACATAGCGTAGGCAATGCTGCTGCCGAGCATTAAAGCTGCACGTTGTTTAAACAACTTCTGTGCCGCAGCCTTTTCTGCTGGTGGCAAGTTGTATCCTGTAGCTGCACGGTATACAGTATCTAAAGAAGTGATGGACGCAGATAGGAAAGGAATCATCTGACGTAAAGCGTTTAAAGTCTTTGAATTACCATGAATCATAAAGTTAATGGACTCACGGGCTTTCATAACCGCAAAGTTAGTTGCTTGTTCTTCGGTCATGCCTTTGTTTAAACCAGCTTCTTTTTCTTTCTTGAAGATAGCGATACGAGTAGAAGCATCAGATGCTTCGTGGATCTGCATTAACTTGTGGAAGAGCTTGTTTAAATTGCCTTTAGGAAGCTGTTCTTTGCCAGTTTGCTCAAGGTAAGTATGTAAGTCTAGGGTGCTATCGTACTGTCCAATAACTCCACGTTCAGCCAAGATACGAGCCTCTGGCGAGTTATTTGCAAGCACATTGATAAACTCTTTAGCAGAATGGAACGGTGTTGTAATACCGCTATTAGCCACCAAAGCCGCATGGATTGGGTCACGAATAAGCTGACGTATCCAGAACATTGGGTTGATCAAAGCACCCGCACGGAGAACGTTAGTAGCTCCACCAAAGAACTTAAGCAATGGGGATAGCTCATAATGATGTGTTTCAAAAGCGGCTAAGTCTACAGGGTTGTCCACTATGACATGAACCACACCCTTGTTATCTGCCAATGGATTAGTTGGGTCTTTGTAACGTAGGTTGATGCCTTCAGCTAAAGGAGCGCCAACTGTCTTGCCATTCTTAATCCTTGAGGGAATACTAGCCGCACCAGCACCAATCAATTGCTCTACCGCAACTTTACGTACTTGGTTTTGATAAGCACCAGCTAACATAGATGCATATTGCTTGTCGATGTTTTCCCAAATGTTGCGTTCTAAATCAGAAGAGCCTTTGAGTTTATGGATCTTGGGAGTGGACTTTAAACCAGCGGCAGTATAGCCTAGTTGGTTTTCCATCATCTCTTCTAGGTCTGCGTTAGAAGCCGCTAGAGATACGTAGTACTTCTTAGAGCGGTACTCATCAGCTTGTTTCTTATCTAAGAGACCTACTTCTTCCCATAGATTTAACAAGCCAGTATTGACGTTCTTCCAAATATCAAAGATTTGTTCTAACTCAGGAACATTTTTGATTTGTTGCTCTGCCCACGCAATCTGCTCAGGCTTAATCTGCTTCTCTCTGTTTACGTGGTTCTTGATGTTCTTCTGTGTTTTGTTAAACGCAGCATCTTCTTGCATAATTTCTTTACCACGAAGGGCACGGGCAACTTCAGCCACATAGCCTCTACCGCTTAAATCAGAGTCCTTAACATACTGGTTGTCGTTTAAACGGTCTGCTATTGCCTGGCTGTTGGCTAGGTTGTTTACGTCATCTCTTTGGATGATGACAGTACCATCAGAATTAATGATGGGAATTCCCGTTTGCAAACCATTGCGAATGATGTTGATGGTTTGAGCTTTGCCCCTAGCTAGCAAATCAGCACGTAGAACACCATTGGCATCGTAACTTGGGCTATCTTTAAGGCTTCTTGCTAATCCTGAATTAGGGTCAATAAATGCTATGCGGGCTTTAATCCGTCTTTCTGGATCTTTAAAGAAGTCTACAACGTTGGTGATGGTATCGGTTAAACGCTTACCAGCAGACTCATTTGGTAAAAGGGTTGTAAACGTGCCTTGTGGAGGAGCGTTAGGAGCTAAAGATAGCTTCTTCTTAACACCTAATGTGCCAGTTTTACGTGGTAAGTTTTGAGCTTGTTCTTCAATCTGGCTTGGCGTAATAGCTTTAGGTTGTTTAAACGCTTTAGGCACTTCGGACTGGACAATGTCGCCCTCTTCGGTAGCACGTACAGAGATGCCTTGAACCTTTAAGCCAGTTTCTTCTACTGGTGGCTGGACATTTCTACCGCTCCATTTAGGGTTGCCATACCTACGTTGTACGTTTGGATTACTGTACATAGTAGTGACACCATAGAAGCCGTTCATTGGGGTTACAACCATTGCATCGTCAGTCTGTGAGTCGTATAGGATGAATGCTGGTCCGTCTGCGTAAACACGGTTAAAGCGCTTAGACAGGCTTTCAATATGAAGGATAGTGTCTTCTAGGGCTTCTTTAGTAACCGCTACTGGTCTGTGTTTAACGTCTGTCAAGGCACGCTCAAGGATGTGTTTAGCACCGTAGGCTTTGCCCTTTTCATTGCCTCTAGTACCGATTTGAAGGCGGATAGGACGTTTAGGAAACGGAGAGTTAGTAGGCATAAACCCTAAGTTACCCAAAGCATTAGGATTTTTATCGGATGTTAAGAATGTGTCTGGTGCAATACTATCTAAAGCAACAGAGAAACGAATGTCTTTAGATTCTGTAGGCGCTTGGTTAGTAAACGACTTAATTTGGCTGGAATCATATACCGCAAGGTTTTTGTTACCGCCTTCGCTTACATAGAATGCATCAAACCCAGCACGTCTAACTGCTGATTGAAACTGTGGGGACTCAATAGTGTTCCAAGATCCCTCGCCAATAATTCTTTTTAATCTGTCTGGGTTATAAGAAGCCCTTTGCAAAATAGGTTGCATTTCCTCTGGGGTAGCAACCTTTAAAACTTTTTCAATATCTTTAATATTTTGATAATCAAAAGGATTGTTTGCCTTTACAAATACAGGAAGAATGTTTTCCGCTCCCGCATTATCACGGTTTACGTAATCTAATAAATCGGAATAACCGCCAGCTATATAAAAGTCGCTAGGTAGTTTTTCGCCTTTCTTTAGTTTTCTAATGTCTTTTGCTATTGAGTCAGTATCTCTACCATCTTCCTCCAAAAGCTTTCTGACGGACTGTAATTGCGCTATCTTCTCTTCTTGCGAGGCAGAATTAAACGCATCTTGCTCCATGTAATGTTTGCTTAATTGTGAAAAATCTTTAGCAAATTTTGGATTGTCTGTTAAGAATATTGCATTAGCCTGTTTAGGCTTGAACTCTGTAATGTCTTGGGCGGTGCCGTGGTAATAGACTTTAGGGCTGCCATCGGAGTTTACGACTTTACTGTCGCCAAACCACTGTTTAAACTCTTTTGTATCTGGTGCAGCAAGAGAAAGCTTACCTCTTACTTGCTGCTTTTCTTCTTTTGCTCTTCGTTTTCTGGATTCCTCAGTAAACTCTTCAAATCTTTTGTTTCTTCTTTCGGCAATGCTCTTGAGTCTGCTGGTTTCCTGCTCGACAATACTATCGAAGGCTGTCCGAAGCCTAGCTTTATCGCTTCCTCCAAACTTACTTTCTCTAAACTCATTGATAATCTCCTCATATGATTGTGCGTAATCAACTTTATCTTTTGTAATATATGTAGAATCGTAACCCGATTCAATGTATTTGGCTTTTACATTACCAAACACATTCATAATAGCATTTTGTACTTGATTTATGGTTGGTTTTGTTTCATATCCACCAACATTAATCTCTAAAACACCGCCATTAGGTGCTTGGTAGAAATTAATAGGATAACCAACCGCTTTGTCAAATGCAGAAATTTCGTCTTCTGAAACTGTTTTATTAGGTATTAATATACGGAAGGTATCTCCATTGCCATCAACAGGAGTAAACAGTGATGCCGCCATTGCAGCTTGATCTAATTCTTTTCCAAGAATTGCCAATAAAACGTTTATTTCTGATTTGTCCAACTTAAAAGCAATGTTTTGTGAACCTTTATAAAACATTGGAATCCGCATATTGGGGCTAACTTTACCCTCATATGTACCATTTGAAGAAGAATCAATGCGGCTTACGTTAGCTGCACGACCAACAATTGCCTTAATCAGTTGATTAACAATTTTGTCAGAAGCAATTTTTTCAAACGCTTCTCTTTGAATGCGTTCAAACTTGGTTACAAGTTTTTTTGCCCAAGGTGAATCTAAGTCTTTAATTAACTCGTATTCATCATTAGCTTCCTTACCTTCTTTATTAAGAAGAGTATTGGATTCAATGGTAGCTTTATACGACTCTTGGAATAACGCAACGGTTGGTCTAAGAACTCTAGTTAAGTTTGGATTTTTTAATGTTGATAAACCAATTTTTTCATTAACTAAAGGTATATCAGCATCGGCTAACTGTTTAGTAATTCTGTCAATAGCTTGAGCATAGTCATCATTTGTTTTTTCTTGATAACTTGTTTGATCGCCACGGTTTTCAACCCACGTTAAAGCTTGAATCTGCCAAGACTCATAAGGTTGCATTTCCTCTGGAATAAAGCTATTTTGTAAATCTCTAACTTTATTGTAAAAACGAGAAACAACTTCATATAAAACTGGATTTGTACCAAAAGCATTTGCGTCCATGTTAAAGATGTCAGCTACTTGCAAATCATTAGTAGTGGTTGGTGCTTTGTTTGTCATGCCAGCAACATACTTCATAGTTCCAGCAAAGTTACCAAACTTTAGTGTTTCTAGGTCGGGATTACGAATAGCATTTTCTACAGTTTTAGGACTAATTAAATCTGTTTCTACTGGTTTATTTTGAATAACCTCTGACAAAATGCTAATTGCACGTTTCATATTATCTAGCGGCTTAGTTTGACCGCTAGTTGCAGAAATAAGGTTTATTAATAAATCTTTAAATTGACTGGGCAGCGGTAGGCTGTTAACTTTTTGTGCTGATAACTCATACCAATACCGTGCTGAATTTGGCAATGAAAACGCATCATTTAAAAATTCTGCTGTTGGAGGCGTTGCGTTTAAATCTTTAACAATATCCCTTACAAAATCTCCACCAGACTCTTCAATGGATTGATTCCACATTTCCAAAATAGCTCTATTTGTTTCAGTCTCTCCCATTTCTTCAAATGGCAAGAAGCCAACGCCAGTTTCATTTAAATCAGCTTCTAAGAATGAGTTGCCGTCAATCAGCTTAGTAGGATCTTTAGAAACAACTCGATCTTTTGCGGGAATTGCTTCGTTCAAGTCCTGCATTGTTCTAGCTTTTACTTCTTTTTCTGGCTTTTTATTTGTGTCTATTGAGTACTTAAAGTCTTTCTTTGAGCCAAACTTTGCGTTTTTAGCCAGCACGAGCGGACCAATCTGAATAACCTCATCGGCAGACAAGATCGGCTGGGTTGTCTTGCGGTCATAGAAATAGCTATGACGCTCTGGATCCATACCTACTTGCGTCCATGCTGGGTCGTTTAAAGCAGCTTGTGCTTTTGCAACAGCTGTCTTCTCGTTTGATTTCTTCCAATTGCCTTTAATTGTGGCAATAGTTCCCTTTGGTTTACCGCCAGCAATACTTGCTGCAGCTTTCTCAGACATACCAAATGTGGCATCAGTTAACTCTGCAACGCTTTCATGCCCAATCTTTTTACCAGCACCAAAGCCAGAGGCTTGTTCATGGATTGTTGGAACCCATACACCTTTGCGGGTATAGGCTGGAATATCAAGTCTTAAACCAACTGGATGACCTTCTTTGAGTTTCTTGGCTGGTATACCATAGGTTTTTTTATCTTCAATGGCATCCACGGCTTCTGCCTTAGTAGCGGGAGTAGGCACAAAGTCATAAGGAATAATTGGCTTGTAGCGATTAACTAGCTTGTCGTACTGAGCGCCAGTCATCTTGCCAGCATCCATCTTAGCCATAGATTTTTGCAGTTCTGGAATACGTTCAGCAACTTGTTTGAAGTTCATATCCAATCTGCGGGTATCAGGCTGAGAGAATCGAGCAGGATTAAGTACTTCACCCGCTGGGGCTACTTGCTCTCTTGTGCCTGATTCAATACTTCTAAAGATACTGTCTGCACTTTGGAATCCAGCACCAGTAAAGCCATTACGCATAGCTTCAAACATTAGCTTAAGCTTCTCATAGATAGCACCAATCATGCCCTCTGGAGCGCCATTCTTGTCAAAGTATCTAAACGCTTCGGCAATAGCTTCTTCTTGGATATAGCTGTCAAAGCCAGCTAGTGTCTTGTTATCTTGTTGGTAGATCTTCTTGTACTGCTCGTACTTACCAGTATCTTTAATAAAGGTTTTAAGCCAGTCGCTCTTAGCTTTATTAGTTAAAGCTGACCATTCATTCTCTTGGAATCCGCCCAACTCTCTTAGCGCATGGATAGACTCATGGCGCATAGAACCCATAGGGTTAGGCTTGTCTAAGGCTACGTGGATCAGGTTATTAGCCCACATACCATCGGCTCTACCGTTTTCGATAGAATCCATGACCTTCAGACCTACGTTTTCCAAACCAAAACGCTTCATTTCGGGCAGTAGCATTGCCGCAATTTGAGGGGCACTTTCCCTGACCGCTGGGTTGTAGATATTAGGGTCGGATTGCTTGGCTAATTCCTCGGATTCTTGTGCCTTTGTAGGCTCTAAAACGGGCTTAGGAGGCGCTGTTTCACCACGTCTAATAGCTCCGATAGGGGCAGCTGTAATAGCGCCTATAGCGGCATCTCTAGCGGCTGATCCAATGACTCCTTGCATAGGATCTACGTCAAATCCTTCTCTGCCTAAAGCTACGTTAGTGGCATACTGTTCTTGACCAGCCTGTAGACCCTCAAATGGAGCTTCGGATAGAGCAGCCATTCCTGCTCGTGGCAGCATATTAGCGTTTAAACGGGTTGCAACGCCAGGCGTTACTAAACTCTCTGCACCGTATCGACCAGCAGCAGCACCTAAAACTGCCCCTAAACCAAGTTGGGGAGCGTTTGCCATTGAATATGCTTGGGCTTGAGAAGCCTTTTCAGCTGCTATTTCTGGACTTTCGCCTCTAGCCTCAAGTTTAGATTTAACGTTTTCGTAAATAGAACCTTTGATTGCACCAGTACCCTGTAGCGCACCTATGCCAGTGTTTATTGTTCTAGCAGCGGGCACTGCCAAGCCAGCTACTCTAGCTCCAGCACCTAATGCACCAGCCGCTACATAGGGGGCAAAAGAACCTGTTGCTTGGGCAATAGATTGAACTGGAGCTTCTGCTACACCACCTAAATACGCCTTGATTTCTTCAAGAGTGCTACCAGATTTAACGGCTTCATCTATGATTTGTTGCCGTCTTTGCATCTCTTCAATGCGTTGCGGTCTATATTGCTTGCCTAGTCTTTCTTGAATACCGCCAAGATATTGGGATGCAGCGTTATCTGCACCAGCTATATCGGTTAAAGACTTACCAGCGCCAACAACACCTTGTTTAAACGCAGTGCCAATGTCACCTAGGTTGCTGGTGTTTTGTTTTATTTGCTTTTCTTCGGTAATTCTAGCGGCAGTTGCTTGAATTACAGACGGATCTGTATTGTCTGGGAACTCTAATATGGTTCCATCAAAGAGTTCTGCATTAATTGGCATAGTTATCCAGCGATTTGCTTACCTTTTGCATCAAACCTTATCACGTTACCGCCTCCTGATGTGGCTGGTAAATCAGGAAAAGCTTGTCTACGTAATTGTAACGCTATTTGGCTGTTTTCTATGTCATTGATTGCTTTTTGTTTGGCAGCTGGATCTGTATCTAACATTGGATTTTTTGCAATTAATGAATTAAGCATATTTTTTACATGATTTTCATATTGATTAATAGCAATTTTTTGTTTTTCAGTACCATGTTTTTCAACATCTAATGCATATTGTTTTTCTTTCATGGCACGGTTGTACATTGCATTTTGCTTGTTAAGATCTTCTGCACCTTGATAGCGAGTAGCGTATAACATACTCTTATCTAAGGCTGCTTGTTCAGCGCCACGTTGTTTTTTAGATTCACTTAATTGTTGCACGCCAGCTAAAGCACCCTTACCAATATTTTCAAACGCATAGGGAGATGTACCGCCAAGCATTCCTAAGCCAGCGGTAAGCAAAGCCATGTTTTTATCATCGCCTCGTTGTGCATCTATTGCTTTTTCACGAGCGAGCATTCTTTCCATCATTTGCTCAAGACTAGACTTGGGAGCTGCTTGAGCCTGTACTGGAGCATTTCTGCCCATGTTTTCTGCTTCAAATAAAGCAGTGGCTTGGTCAAAATCTCTAAGCTCTTGATTTGTAGGAACGTTGCTACGTATAGGAACATTTCTAAGCTCTGGTGGCATGGTTGGCGGAATTACTTTGGTTGGATTGGGTCTTTTTGCCGCAAGTTCTGGAGCACTTTGTTTTAAGAATTCGTATTGATCTTCTTCTTGTTTACGTTTTTTAGCTGCTTGAATTTCTTCAATACGCAATCTATCCATATCATAATTGTCACCACCATAAACACCCATAGGGTCTACGTAACCCTCATTGGCAAAATGACGTACTTCTCCGCCTTGAGCTAAGTTAACCCCGCTAATGTAACCTTGAGTCTCTCTTGGTAGTCTGCGTGGGTCAGCGCCAGAGGCTAACCATTTATCTGTGGCACCAGGTCCCATGTTGTAAGCAATCATTGCTAACTTAGGGTCTCTGTAACGTCTTAGTAAAACACTAGCGTATTCATCGCCAACACGTCTAAGTTCGTTTGGATCATTGCTTTGTGCGGGTTTAATACCAAAACCAGGATCTCTAGCGGTTGCTGGCATAACTTGCATCTCGCCTTGAGCACCCTTATTAGAAGTCAATAGGTTACCGCTTTTGTCGTAACGTCTACCGCCACTCTCTTTACCCATGATGACGGCACGTAAACGGGCATCCATATCACCGCCCTGTTCTGGACGAACAGAAGCAATTCCTACATCTTTACTTGAATTTGCAAAAGTTTGTGGGGAACCTTTAGCTTGCCGAGTCTCAAACGTTGGAGTGTAGTCATCCTCTCCCGCATTCATAGCACGCTCAATCATGGAGTTATAGTCAGCCTCCTCTAAAGAGTCTTCGTAATCGTCATCTTCATAATCAGACATACCGCCATCAGCAAACGCAATAATTCCACCGCCAGCATACTGACGTTCTGGAATAGGCAATTGAGCTACTCCCATGTCTTGCGGCATCTGCTGAGGCATCTGAGGAGCCATCTGTTGCGGCATTTGTTCTGGCATTTGTGGTTGCTCTGCTTGAGCATTTTGCGCCATTAACTGCTCCATTACTGTCGGAGGAGTTTGTCCAGCATTTTGTAATGCGTTTTGTCTTGCAAAAGCATCCGCCATCTCTGCTTTACGAGCAAGAATTGGAGCTAACATCTCTTCGCTAATCTGCTTTTTTTGAGCCATTTGCATAATCATGGCTTGTGGCAAAGCAGCTAAATCATCAATTGAGCTATTTTGTTGTTTGATTGCGCTAAGAATACTCATTTATTTGCTCCCAAACATATTGTAGAGAGAGAGTCCAGTCATTCCCATACCAGCCAACTGACTTGCAAAGCTTGGCGGAGGAGTGGTTTGCGCTCCAGAAGTGCCCGTTTGTGTCAACGGAACACCACGCACTAAGTTATTCATTGTTTCAAGGTTGGTTACTGGATAGTTTAACTTAGCCATTAAGTCTTGATATTGAGTGTCCAATTGCTGTTGCTGAGTAGCACGTTGTAAGTCACCATATGCACCTTGAGTCTTAAGGCGGTCAATATCTGTAGCTTGTTGTGCAGTGCCTAGCTGACCAAGTGTCTGACCAAGCCCAGTGTAGCCAGCGGCTTGACCTAACTGAGCTTTTTGCGCTGCATCAAAAGCATTTTGCATACCTGTAGCTTGAATGTTGCCTAGTTTAGTTTGCAGATTGCGATCAGATTCGGACATCATTAGGGCATTACGAGCGCCACCATAGGTGCCTTGTTTAGCTGATGCCAAGTTCTGAGCAGTCAAACCTTTTTGAGCATCACGCAAAGCCTCTGCTTTGTTTACGTCAATTACATTCTGTTGATATGGAGACATATACATTGCGGTTTGCTCAGGACTAAGCATAGAACCTAAAGCACCCAAACCCATAGCAGCAGACCCTGTACCCATATTAAATTGGCTAGGGGTATTCATAGTACCTAGTTCGGTACCAATCTGTTGTTGCATTGGCGATAGACCAGCAACACGACCAGAACCAGCCAAGCCAGCCGCTTTGAGCGGATCGCCATACATGGTGTTGTAGTCTTTAGTTAAAAGAGTCTGTGCAGTAGGCAATACCCCGCCAGCACCAGTGATATAGGGTCGTAAGACCTCTGGGACATCCGTTAACGAGGTTGATATTGAGGTATTTGTTGCCATGTCTTATCCTTTACGCAGCTAAATATTTGCGTGGGTTAATTTGTTTGCCTTGAGACTTACGACCAGTACGTGCTGTACGCACCTTATCCATCATTGAATACAGTTGTTTTGCACCAGCCTTAGATGAACCGTTGCCTAAATGAGACACTACATCTGCTGGAACCACAAACTCGCCATCAGCAAGGCGAGCCTCTTGATTGCCATTAATTGTTGCAGGGATGTCATCGCTCATGCCATCTCCACCGCCAGACAAAAATCTTGGCTGTCCACCAGCTGCATAGCCAGTAATGCCACCACCAAATAAACCATTTTGCAGATTACCTTGGTTTAAACCACGGGCTTCATCCATGCCATATTCATCGTCCACTGAACCACCTACAGCATATAGTCTATCCTCCCCTTTCATGCGGGAATATAGGTTGTCAATTTCACCACTTCTTCCATAGTAAGTGGGATCCATTGAAGCATCCCTACTAGGGTCTGTGCTAAATGGGTTTTTGCTAACTACATCTGCAGCATAATCACGTTGACGGTTAATTTCCGATACTGCTTTGTCATATTCAGCTTGAGCTATATTACCAGCGGCTTTTTGTTGTTTAAGGTAATCAAGTTGTGCTTCTTGATCCATTAAGCTCATTGTTCCGTAGATGGTTCCAGCAGTAGACATCAATGGAGCCATAGTAGTGCCAGCTTTAACTGCTGCAGTAGCGGATGGGTTTATGTTGCCAGTAAATACGTTTTTAATACCAGAACCAGTGTCGCTTATGCCCTGACCAACATTTTTTAACTGACCGCTATAGTCATAATTAGCCACTGCATCTTTAGCGTTTACACCAGCCTTGTATATATCAGATGGGGCATTCATTAAGTCTGTACCAAGTTGAGATGCGCCTTCAGTAAACTTTGTACCAATCTGACCTGCCGCTTCACTAACATTCCCACTTAAAAGATTATCCATAAATGAGGTTGGTTGTGGTGCTGCTCTTAAAACATTGGCAGATTCGCTAGCTAATGCGTTAGTCATTTGATTGGCAGAATTTCTTGCAATTTCATCTGCGGTTCTTTCAACCGCTGTTGCGCTTACTGGAGCCACCCCTTCGGATACTGGCAATAAAGCTGTATCAGGTGCGCCACCAGCAGCTCTTAAATATTCACCTAGTTCAGATGTAGCATACGCTGTTGCGCCACCAATCATAGCGCCTTGAAGGTTAAAACTACCACCTTTACGCATTACACCAGAGCCATTTAAAGCACCTAAACCAACAGCTAGTGGTTGCATACCAGGAACCATAGAAGCAGCTACTTGGGCAACTGTGCCCCAACCGCCAGGAATAGCTTTGCCAACCTGTTTATCAAATCCTACCAAAGCTTGGTCAATAGGTTTAAACGCTTGAGTAGATACATCAGATACTTGTTTAATGCCAGGCAGGTTTTGGGTAGCTTTAACTGCTGACATACCTGCATTAGTTAAAGGTTTCATTATGTTTCTTTGAAACGCTCCACCAATGCCAAAAGAAGGAACCCCGTCCTTAGTCTGGATTTCATGACCAGTAAGTGATTTAAGTCCGTGGGCTTGACCGCCCTGTGCGTAGTAGTTCATATAATAGTCACCGTTACTGTCCCCACACTAGCTGTGGCAGATACTCCATATAAATAAGAAACGTTGGGTACAACAATCTTTAAGTTTTCCCCCACCTGAAATACAGTCCCATTTGGCAAATTGTACCCTGATGTTGGTAAATTTAACAGCCGAATACCATCCATTTGTAAAGGAACATCTGAATCCAACTGCGTAAAATAAAGCCTTAAAACAGCAATAAGCTGAGATAGTTGCTGTGGGTTGTATTCTTCTGGCACCAAAGGCAACGCTGGCGCACGGAATTTCTGCATTCCCATTAGCGTTTCCCATCTGGTCTGCCGTCCAAACGAGGGCTACCTAACTGCCATTGAACACCTAATTCTGTGGATGCAATCTCAACCGCCATCTGACGTGCCCTAGCCCGCATAAATATTTGGTCTGTATATACGTCTACAGAAGTCCTAATAACGTCCCCAGTTTCTGTGTTGGAATATGTATTGCCTGGAAAGTTTCTTGGCTTAATATACATAGTCACTTCTGGAAGGGCTGCGGTAGAACCATCAAAATTAACATCAGGGATGATTCTTTTAGTTAATATAAACTGCTCTCCGTCTACCAAATCAAAGTCAGAAGAGGCAATATTAGCCTCTAAAGGCAAGGTATCAGCGTTTACACCACGCTCTTGGTCATATACGATAGTCGAGGCTACAGACTGAGGGTATTCCCTCAGTGAAGAATCACTCCATGCGGTGCGCTCAATAGAGCCATAGTACCAAATCTTTTCTAAGTGGTTATAGACAATATAGGCATCATTAACAATGCTGTTGGCGGTAGGGTAGAACCACCAGATTTCATTCCAACCTTCATTGGTGCCCACAATAATCTGGTCTGCTTGTGCGTAGTTTAGGTTTTCAAAAACGTGGTTACGCAGGGTGCAAGGCAAAGTCTCTACCCGACCAGAGTAGGCATAGAACTTATCGTGACCGAACCAATAGGCGGTGTTATTAACTACGGCTACAGAACGGGAGCTAAGGATAGAGATGTTGTCTGATAGTTCTTGTAAACCGAACACATCTGTTGTGCCCAAATACTGCAGGGAATTGAGTGTACCGTCAGTAAATACTAGAATCTCTTGACGAGTAGCGATAGCGCAAACAATCTCAGAACCCCTAGAAACACGGATAAAACCAGCAGAATTGGTGACTAATGGAGTCCAGACATTAGCCTGACCTTGAGTTGCCCAACGAATAAGCAATGGGTCAAAAGCACCGCCACCGTAAGGTGTGGCTCCAAAAGCTAATAAATGCTTGTCATTCTGGGATAGATATATCTGTTTTGTTTCTAGTGGTACATCTGCTGGTGCAATGCCATCTATAGTGGTTGTGGCTAAAGGAGTAGCTCTAACTTGAACCCCATCTGTGTTCTTCCAGTAATAGATAGTGCCATTACGGATATTCATTACAAGGTCATTGTCAAAGTTATTAAAGAACCAATCCCTTTGCAACTGAACCACAGGAGTTACTGCACCAGAACCCCAAGTGCCACGACCCCAAACACCAGCGCCCCAACCATAACCATAGGTAACTGTGTCATACCCAACATCAATATCGTAATAAGCTGTAACTGTAGCCCCGCCTTTTGCTGTATCGGAAGAAGTAGCATTGACGCCTACATTGATAGTGTAGACCTTGGTAGTAGTGTTTACAGATACGATTGCGTAACCAAACTCAGCATTTAAAACATTGGCGGTAATGTTCCCACCAAGCGTTGTAGCACCAGAATAGGTTACATAATTACCAACTTCTGGGTTATATGCGGTATCGGTTGAATAAGATACGCTCAATACGGCAGAACCAGTAGTGGCTGTAAATGGACCAGCAGCTGCTCCTAAAGTGGTAGAAGTGTGCTGTAACGGGGTAATGTCGTAGAACTCTTCACCAGCTTCAATATAGACTTTTTTACTAGTTCCCATTGCAAGGTAGTTATCACCAAGAGTGGTAATCCAGTTAAACATCTGGCGGCAAATACCAATAAGCGTAACTGTGCCGTAACGAAGCCACCCACCAATCTTTTGTGGATACCCAGAGCGGAAACGAATCTTATCGCACTCATACCAACCGCCTTCGTTGGTGTAGTTGGTTTGGTCTCGATTAACGCCTGGTTTAAATTGTAGCTTTTGTAATGGCACAGGGTTTACCCTAATATGGTTAGAGTTTTGGCAATTTTGGCTTTACGGTCATCTAAACCAATTAAGCCGCCATTGATACGTTTAGTCATTGTCTCAAGATCTGAGGCATCTGCCAAGCTGTTTAAACCTTTCTTGTTCCAGAACCAGCCAGCACTTAATGCTGCATATCGTGGATCCAACAATAAAGTAGGGTCAGAAAGAAGATCAACACCAATACCAGATCCGCAGTTTGCATAGTTTTCTTTACCAGTTAACTGGATAAGTCCTCTGCCTAAATACTTAGAAGCCTCTTCCTCATTAGTGTTTCCTAATCTGCCGTTATAGACCTTGCCCGCTATTTTAGCTGGCTGACGTGCGTACTGGTCTGCAATCTCTTTTGTGGGAAAACGGCTGGGCCAAGTCTTCATTAGACCTTCTGCGCTGTAATTTAAGTTTTCTTGCAAAGTCTTGAAGTTTCCAGACTCGTGAGCGCACTGTCCAATAAAACAAGCCTGACGGACAGGCGTAGATATGTCATATTTGACAAAAGTTTCTTCTAAAGGGGCAAGCCATTTATGGTCAATCCCCAGTTTATCTAACTGGTCATACGTCATTCTTTAACACCTTTTCTTAAATTATCTTTTGCCTCAAGAATTTGCAAGTTATGGGCAATATGTAAACCACCTTTAGCTATAGGAACTATATGGTCAACATGAAAATTTTCACCTAATGACATGGCTTTATAAAAATCTCTTAAAGCATATATCTGTTTAATTTCTGGGGTTAATTTACCAGTCAATTTTGTACGCCTCATAGCGTTATCAGCGTGTATTCTGGATTTATTCATGGTTCTATCGTTACGCTTCCACGCAGATACTTTATCTGGGTTAGCTACTCTATATGCGTTATTACGCTGTAACTTTTTATCGTAGTGTTTTTCTGTAGACTTTTTTACAGACTCTCTATGTGCCAAAGGATTATCTAATCGCCTAGCTTTCATAAGTTCTGCATAACACGGTTTACATTTAGCCTGTACGCCCAAACCGCCACGCTTAGATGGACTATATTCAATAATTGGCTTTATCTGCTTGCAAGCAGTGCATTGCTTATTAGGCATTCTGCTTATCCTTAGATTTCATATCCATTACTTTTTCAACCGTACGTCCACCGAAATAGGCGAGGAACACAATTTGACCCCACTGACCTAGAAGCTGAACATAACTTTCAGTAGCATTAAATCCAAATGCCGACATCATGGCAAATAGGAAATAGCCAGCAAATATAGCAATTAAAGCCAATGGGCGAATGTTTTTAGACAGCCAAGAGTCGCTGGACATATCGGCTTCCCAGCGTTTAGTAATTTCCTGAGCCTCGGCTATATCAGCATTAATTTTTGCCAGCTCGCCATTCTGTTGCATCTCCAACAGTTTAAGTTTGGCTTGCTCTGCCTGTGCTGGGTCAGGAAAGACCTTATCAAGTATCTTACCGCCAATGTCTAATAGTGCGCCTAATGGAAACATAATTACCCCTTAATACCCCAAGTTAAATACCACGCTATTACAGCTGCTGCTGCAAAGCAATAAAACTGCACTCGTCTTACCGCTTTTAAATCATGCTGGTATTCTTCGTTGTCTTTGCGTTGCATATTCTCAATATCCAGCTTAATCTTTAATACTGCTTCCCACTCTTTAGCACCGTGCTTTTTAACAAAATCTATCTTTAGTTTTGCTTCTTCATCGGAGATTTGTTTCTTATGTTGCCATGACTCTAAAGCCTTAATTAATGCTCTTTCCTTCTTAAACTCTGCTTCTCGTCTTGCTCTAACACGTTCATTAGCTTGTTTCTGAGCTACTTCTGTTGCATCGTGCTGGGCATTTTCAATGCTTTTAGTTAGCCCTTTAGTAGCCTCTCTAGTTGCATCAAGGCTACCGCTAAGAGTTTTGACTCCTTCTGATAATCCATACGGGTCTGGCATAACTTCTCACCTTACATAACTCCGCCACCAGCGGCAGGAACAGATGTCGCATGGATAGAAATATGTTGCTTAAGGTTTAAAGGAGCGTTACAGTCTGAGCAGGTATCCGCAGAAAGTTCAGCTTCATCAAGGTCATAACCACACGCCAAGCACTCCACTTGAACTTCATGTTTCGGCTGAACCAGACCGTCTACAATCTGGGCTTCAATTACCTGTTTCATTACGCTTCGGGCCAGTTTGCAGCAACGGCAGCCAATGCGTCTACTGAAGTTGTAGCAGTAATAGCAGCAACCAAACGAGTGCATTCTGTAATTACAGCAGCACGGTAAGTCGCTACATCAGCTGGTACATCAACGCTACGCTCTACCTTACGGATAATCATCCAATCGGTTGTAGAAAGAAGACTGTTAGCTGCGGCTTTGGCGGCTGTGATTTCTGTAGTCTTTAGACCTTTAGTAACCAAACGCTCGGCTGAATTAACCATTGCGCCTTTACCGTTGTCGGCAGCTGCATCATAGACTTGTACATACATTGGGTTGCCATTTTCGTCTGACTCTTCACGGTCATCCAATAACTTAGCTGTGCCAGAGTAGGTAGCTTCTACTGTGCTGTTTGTCTCGTTTACACGATATGCTGGACCAGCAATCCAATAGTATTTGTCGTTAGGACGCTCACCGTGGATGATTTCCCAGATGCCAGCTTGTAGCTTTTCGGCAGGGGTTGAAGTGCGTAGGAACACGGCAGAATACTGCTGTGAACCAATGTTAAAAGGCATATCTAACGGGAGGATTTGAGTTACCTGTCCGTCTTGTACTACTGCAAAGTTGCTCATATTATTACTCCTGTTAAAAAATTGTTATCTTGCAAGTGCGGATTTAAAAGGATACTCCGCAAATGCCATGTAAATGTATGTGCTTCCACTAGCATTTAAACCATTGTATGTACATCTCATTTTTATACCGTTGGAAAGAAAATCTAATACAGGTCTATCATCGGTTTCAAGATAAGAAAGGTTTGCACCCAAATCTAAGCCTGCAACATTATATGTATCTCTAGCGGTATCAAGTAAAAACCAACTATCAGCAGTTCCGCTAGAAATTTTTATCATTACAAATTTAGGTCTAAACCCTGTATAAACAAATGAACCGTTAGTAGAACCATTGCCTGTATAGCTACCAAACTTACTAAAGCCAGCTATTTCTGACCAGCAGTAGGCTACTTGTGTCCATCCTGAACTATTTACATTGGCATTAGTGCCTATTGAAAATACTGAACTAGTTGGAGCAGTAGAATTGAATGTTGTTGTGCTTAAATCTTGTCCGCTAGTGTCATTTAAAAATAATCTATATGATGCAGATGTTAAATTAGAATTGTAAACAATCCAGTCAGATGTATTACTGCGGGATTTAATAATAATCATCTTAGGTGCAACACCTAAACCATGACCTACAGTTGCATTGCTTCCTGTACCTGTATAAGTAACAATACTAAACCCAGCAGTAGCATTAACGCTTACTGTTGATGTAATAGAACCAGCAGTATTTGTTGTGTTAGTTCCTTGACCAGCTTGCCATTGCCAGCCTACATAATTTAAGCCACTTTGATTGCAGTATGCGTTAGGATTAGAACCATCAGTTCCAGCAGTAACAGTAAATCCGTTGCTGTTAAAACTACTTGTATATCCATATACAGCACTAACTCCATATCCTTCTGCACTAGTAGAATTAGAACCTAATTCTTTGTTTCCACCAGCACCTCTTACAGAATCAAACCACATATGACCATATGTGTCATTTCTAACTTTGCTCCAAACTAAGTCAGGTTTAAACCCAGCAGTATTTGTGATGCTTCTAGGAGACGAACCATTACCTGACCAAGTAGTAACATCCATTACCAAGTTACCCTGTTGGATAGTAGGTGTTGGTAGGTTAGTTGTACAGAGAGACTTATAACCAGATGGCGGGGCGTATGTGAAAGCGTACTGACCGAAGTTTGCAATAGTTATGTTATTGAAATTACTATTTTGTTTAGTATTTAAGAAAAAACTAGCAGTAGAACCAATAGCATAACCACCTTGATTTGTTACAGGGTCTTGAGTTCCGCTTCCCAACCAAGTATTGTTTTTGCTATACCAAACCTTTGAATTTGCCCTATCAACGGCAATTCCTAATACAGTTCCAGCGGGCCATGTTGCACCAGTATCGTAAGAAAGACTGCCATTTACATAAATTTGTGCGTTACTTCCACCGCCAAAATAAAAGCTAGAAGAACCTGTGCTTAATGCTGATGTTGTGTATCCAGTTGGTGCAACTCCAACTCCACCAGTAAAGTTAGTAGTATCGCCAGCTAAAAATTCAGCATAAATTTTTACTGTTGATGGAATTTCCATTGTTGCATAAGCATTGGATTGCACTCCACCAGCAGTATTAATTTGACTTTTTAAATTTCCATCCGTTGTGGTTGTTCCAGTTCCAGTATTTAATGGATTCCACACACAATAGTTACCACGAATTACACCGCCTACATCGCCAGTAACATTGTATGGAGTCCACTGTGTAGGTACATCAACCATTGAATCGTAAGTAGTGCCAGCAGTTAGGCTAATGTTATTCGTAGTCCAAGTATTGTTATTACCTGAGAAGTCTAAGCCTAATGTACCTGTAGATGAGTTGTTGCTAAACGGCAAATAGAATCCGTTAGTACCGTATGTACCTGTGTATTTCTTACTTGTCCAATTGCTAAATTGGTCGTACTGCCCAAAGTCGGTAGCTGCTAATTGTTGACCATCAACGAAGTTAACTTCCGCCATGTAGCCATCAAAATAATCGCCATTAGGTCTTTTGCCTATGGTTTGCAAAGAAGAATTATTTATTCCGCAATCATAATTTTGGGCTGGATAACTAGCTGTTGCAAATGCAGTTACTTGAGAACCATTTACATATAATTTAACTCTATTGCTTGCAGTTGCTTGAGTGGTATCTACTGCAACAACAATGTGATACCAAGCGGATGGGTCACGAAATACTTGAGTTGTAGTTAGCCCTGTTGCACCTTCATCAAATAATATATAAAGCTGATTGCTTCCAGCAGATTCACTAAATCTAATTGCATCATCTCTACCGCTTGACTTTACACCACCAAAAAACGCTTCATAATTTGCAAAAGTTCCTCTTTTAATCCACGCACTAAATGTCCAAATTTTACGATTACCAGCCACCGCTGGGGTGCGGTTCAAATACGCAGACGCAGAGCTACGGAAACGCAAAGAGCGTGACATTGGGTTTGGCACATTAGCTACGGGCCAGTTATTAGTCTGTTGTGCTTGAGTTACATCCGTCATGCCCCATACGCCAGACGCAGAAGACTGGGTAGGTGTAGCTGGAGTTTTGCGGATTACACCGCCTGGGTATCTTTTACTCATTATCTCGCTCTAGCAATTTTGAAAGGGTTCTCTGCAAAACAAGCGTATATGTAAGTATCGCCAGTTTTGTTTGTTGCTGTAGCACTAGCTCTTGGTTTAAATCCATTAGAAATAATGTCAATATCACCGCCAGTTAATTCTGCACTAGTTAAATTTGCATTTAATACTGTGTTTGCGACATTGTATGTGTTTCTTGCAGTATCAAAAATGTACCAATCTGTTGTGCCATTGCTAATATTCTTAATAAGAATGTATTTAGGTCTAAACCCTGTATAGATAAAAGGACCATCAGAAGATGAATTTCCAGCGTAGCTACCAAATGAACTAAATCCAGCTACAGGAGACCAACAGTAGGCTACAAGCGTTGCTCCTGATGTGCTTGTTAAAGAACCACCACCGATGTTTACTACTGTGCTTGTTGGTGCGGAGGTAAATATAGTAGTACCGCCATCAGTTCTTTTTGCACCAGTTGAATCTAATATCAACCAATCCGAAGCCCAGTTCCATCCAGCTACATCAATACCAACCACCCAATTAGAACCAGCTTGATTGCGTTGTTTAATAATAATCATTTTTGGTGCAACACCAAGACCATGACCAAAACTACCAGCACTATTAGAACCATTATAAGTGGCAATACTAAATCCAGAGGTTGTATTTACAGAAACAGTAGAAGTAATTGTGCCATTAGTATTGGATGAAGTTACACCCTGACCAGCTTGCCATTGCCATCCCACATAGGTTTCACCAGTATTATTAACTGCAATATTCGTGCTTACATTAAATCCATTAGAATTAAATGCCGTTAATGTATCTGTTTCATTTTGTTCTGCCGCAGTAGTATTACTACGCATATAATTATAAACACCAGCAATTGAATTAAATAACATACTGCCTCTAGCAGTATTTCTGTCTTTAATCCATACAAAATCAGGTTTAAATCCACCAGCGTTAGTAACTGTTTGAGTTGAGCTATTACCGCTATATAAAGTAGCATCCATCACCTTATTACCAGCAGGGATAGTCGGTACTGGCAAGTTGTATGTATTGAGCCTGTTAAACCCTGTTGGTGGGGTGTATACGAATGGTTGTTGACCGCAATTTAAGGCAACGCTACTACCATTATAGTAACTATCAACAAACAATGTATGTGGTGTATTAAGGTCAATATAGCCAGACAATGATGTTAGTAATGTGTTGTTTTGATAGATATAAACAATATTGTTAACCATGTCCATAGCAACACCAATGACATCATTGCTTGCAAAAGTACCTAGAGCACCAGTGCCAAGATTGGTGCCGTACACATTCCAGCCACTATTAGTATTGAAGAATAATGTATTTGGGCCACCAGCTGATACCCACGGGCCGTTAGCTACTTGGGTTTGTTTAGATATACCAATACCTAAACCAGCACTTTGATTGATAGCACTGACCGTTAATTCCCAATAAAACTTTCCAGTTGGGGTGCACAGTGTGCCAATATTAAATCTGTCTGCATTGCCAGACATAGTAAGTAACAAATTGCCATTTGAGTAAGCAACAGAACCAGCGTTATAAACTACTGGGTTAAATGTGCAATAGTTAGCAATAGTAGAACTTGCATTAGACGGTGAGTCCAGCATTGAATCGTATGTAGTACCAGCGGTTAAGCTAATGTTGTTTACTGTCCAAGTATTACCGTTCCCGCTTGAATCAGTACCTAAAGTGCTTGTGCTGGTTGTATCTGTAAATTTTAAATAAAAACCATTAGTACCATAAGTGCCAGCGTAAGGAATAGATTGCCAGATACCGTTGGCATCAGTTGTTCCAAATGAGGAGGGGGTAAGCTGAACTCCGTCAACAAAGTTAACTTCGCCTAGGTAGCCATCAAAGTAGTCAGTATTTCCTGCTGTGTAATATAACGAGCCAATAGAATGAATATTTGAGCTATTAATATATAAATCTGCATTTTGACTTGGGTAATTTGCAGTAGCAAAAGATGTTTGTTGAACACCATTTACATAGAATTTTATTCTGTTACTAGCTGTTGCTTGTGTTGTATCTATTGCAACTACAATATGGTACCAAGCGGATGGGTCACGATAAAGCGCTGTTGTAACAAGTTGCTCATTTCCTGTTGCATTATAAAAATTTAAAGCATTATTAGAAAAATAAATTTGACCATAATTAGAACCACTTGTTCCACCGCCAAACAAAGTTCCTGAACTTCCAATATTTGACCTTTTAACCCATCCACTCCAAGTCCAAGTTTTACGATTAGTTGCACTAGCTGGAGTACGGCTTAAATAAGCAGTAGCACTACTTCTAAACCTTAAAGATTTAAGAATAGGAGTTTGAGCAGCTGCGGGCCAGACACCCTGACCTTGATACTGTAGCTCTTGTGAGAGCGTGTATACCCCGTTAGCACCTTGTTGAGTTACAGTCGGTGCAGTTCCTGAGAGTATCCCACCTTCATATCTATCTGACATTCAAGCCTCTTAGCTAATGTTTTCGTAGGACAGGACGGCTTCTAAGTAGTTAGCTGTTCCCGCTGTAATCACTACGGATTGGTTCTCCATTAAATAAAACGCAGTTGACTTATCGGTCACAATCAATGACGCACCAGCAGGTACAGATATTTGATATGCTAAATCGTAGGCTGTACCACCACCAGCAGCGGCTGAGTTAACAGAAACCGTTACAGTAGCAGCGGTTGAACCGTTGACATTAGAAACCACAATGTTGTTTACCTTGTATACCAAGCCGCTAGAAGCAGCGTTTGATAGGAAAGTGGTTGCACTAGTGGTAGATAGAGCAACATACGTGGTATTACCGTAAATTGCTGTGACGTTGACTATATTTGGATTTGCCAAGATGTACTCCTTAAATGTTGTTTACTATGCTATTAGCCACCAAAAATCATTGCCATAGCGATTGCCTTACCTGTTGAAATTCCCGCTGAACCAAAAGACAAAGTTCCTGAGCCGTTTGTTACTAAAGCCTGACCATTGGTTCCATCTGCTGACGGTAAGGTAAAAGTAACGTTAGAAGCAATAGTGTCTGCTGCTTTTAAAGCTGTATAGTTAGTGCCGTTATCGGTATCTTCATACAACTTAATATTAGCCCCAGCTGCTGATGTACCAGCCACATCCATTTGAGTAATACCAGAAATCGTACCGCCAGTAATTACTGCGGAAGGAGTAGCTAAAGCTGTTAAATAATTTGTTGCATCAACAACGTTTGTACCGTTATTAAACACAAACATAGTCTTACCAGCAGGGACGGCAATGCCTGTACCTGTGGTGTTTTTAATCGTTTTAGTGCCAGTAGTGGTGTTATTTACTAGGTACAACTTCTCAATTTGGCATCCAGAACCAAGGATTACATTACCAGCGTAGCCTATTCCAGCACCAGATTCGGTGAGGTTTAAACGCAGATTACGGGCTGTTTGAGTAGCATTGGTGTCTGTAAGAGTAAGAGTTACATCTGCGGCACTTGAAAATAGTGCATCAGCAGAACCTGTAATAGCCTCTTGGATTGCAGTTCCAATATTGGTATCCGTGGTAATACCCCAAGTACCAGCTTGCTCACCTGTGGTTATCAGCTCAAATTTTAATTCACTATACGTGGATGCCATGTTTTATCCTTTATGCTGCTATTTCTACCCAATTAGGGCTTTGTGTGTCAATAATATCACTCCAGACGGGTGTTTGCGAGTCATTTATGCCAGTCCAGTTTGCGGTCTGATTATCTGGAATTACCTGCCAAATTATGACTTGTCCAACCTGTCCTGTTGCACTTACACCCGTAACACTTACATCTACTCCAATACGTACAAGAACCGTTCCTAAACTAGCCGTAACTTGGAATCCTGTAACGCTAATATTCTGTCCAGCTTGAACGTTAACTGGGTTAACTACACCCGTTGCTTCTACTCCAGTTACACTTACCGCAGCTCCAGCTGTTGTAGTTACAGAACCTACGCTTACTGTGGCTAAAACACCTGTTACAGAAACGTTAGTACCTTCTTGTACCGTTACGCTTCCTACACTACCTGTAGCGCTTAATCCAGAAACAGGAGCATTTGCAGCTGCTTCTACGCTTACTGAACCTACACTTACTGTTCCCGCTACACCAGTAACGCTAAACGATGCATTACCCGTTACAGATGCACTTCCAATACTTCCTGTGGCGCTAACTCCCGTAACACTTATAGCAGTTACCGTTGTGACGGTGACAGATCCTACGCTTCCAGTACTAGTAACCCCAGTTACACTAACCGAAGCTCCAGCTTGCACTGCAACAGAACCTACATCTCCTGCTGAACTTAAACCAGTTACATCTACAGAACTACCAGCTTCTGCGGTTACTGCACCTACATTTCCTGTCCCACTAACACCAGTTAAGTTAACGCTGGTATTAGACTGTATTGTTACTGAACCAACTTGTCCCGTTGCAGAAACAGAAACACTTCCTTGTCCCCAAGGAGATACGCCCCAGCCTTGGTTTCCCCAGCCAGATAACGGAACAATGACATCAGCCACACCTCAATTACCCTTAAGCAATACGGATAATAGCGTTGCTTGCGTCAGCCGTTGGGAAAACAATCGTAAACGTACCAGCGGTAGATGTCTTAGCACCACCAAAGTCAAGGATACATACAGATGGGTCTCCAGCTGCTGTGTCGTTATAAATCATTGCGCCATATGCTGTAATGGTTGCAGATGTAAATGACAAGTCAGCAAAGTCGGTAAACGCTGTAGTGCTTGAAGATGTTGGGGTAATGTTAGTCAACGCACCGCCACCAGCTGAATAGCTACCAGAAGCTGCTACTTCGTTGGTTGCTGTATAAGCTGTAGTTGCTGCTGTAAATGACGCTGAGTTGTCATACATTGCCAGTTTAAAAGTATTACCAGTACTAGCCGTAAAATTGTGCGTTGCTGTCATTAGCTGCACTTTAAAGCTGGTACACATAAAATTGCCTGTAAAAGCCATTTTGGACTCCTATTCGTCTAAAAGTTTAATTAATTCGGGGTGACCAGCTTCCCTTAGCTTGTGAGCTAGTGTTACACGATCAAATTTTACTGCCTCATTCATGTAAAAAACCAACACACCACGGATATGATTACGGAAGGCATTTGCCTGATCACGAACCAAAGGATGGGATTGATCCCCTACTTGAATAATTTTATCTAGTGCTCTTTCAGCTACTTCCTCTGGCGTAAAGCCTCCATGATCTTTAGTAAACACATGGATTCCGTTGGATTCACCTAAACCTTGTACGCTAATCATTTTACTGGATACCTCACTTGACCGCTACGATAAGAGTCTTGACGATCTTTAGCATCACCTAATTGTTTGAGTTCTACCATAGCTTCATCGTAACGGGCTTTGTAATTTGTAAGAACATCTGCATCAGACTTCATAAATGTTGCTGCTTCTAAGAGCGCCCCATAGACCAATACCATAGAGAAATTGTCCCCAAGCCAGCTTGTACCAGCAGTAACAATAGAGGTTGGATAGTAAAAATAATGCAATTCTGTAGCGTAATTAGCATTTGGAGTAGGCCCCAAAATAAATGCACTATTGTCAAATACAGCGTAATACTCTGGCTCTCCGTAAAAAGCAGTGTCAGTATCTGGATAAGCCTCACGAATAAAGTTCACATCTTTGTTTAAAAGATAGTGATATTCGTTATTGGCATTAATTACTGCAAGGCTAAATGTAGCCAACCAATCCGTAGGAATTTGAAGATATTTATTGCCTGATGTCATGTTACCTGTAACGTTCTTACGGAACGCTGGCATCTGCACCATGTTATAGATGCGTTGTTCTGCCAACTGTACAAAAGTAGCAATCTGTTGCGCAGATGTAAACGACCCAACCGTTGCTGGGAAGTCGTTTTCAGCGTAACCTTTAATCGTAGAGGTTAAATCAGCATAATTCATTACGCCATTGGTCCTCTAGAGGTAAAACCTTTAGTTGCTGCACCAGATCCACGTTGTTTAATTCCAGAAGTTTTAATGTTATCAGCGGCTGGATTACCCATTGATACACGTTTTGCTGGCATACCAACTGTAGTGCTATCAGAAGAAACTGAATTTGGATCTACCAATTTTGCTGTAGAATTTTTCATAACTTTACCATCCATAGTGTGTGGTTTGGCATAGACTTTGGCATCGCCAACTTCTTTACCCATAACTTTTTTGCTAAACATTATCGACCTCTTCCAGCTTTCTTCTGGTTTGCTACACGAGCAAGATTACG